CTCTGTGCTGGTAGGATGTAGTTGTATTCAGCAATGCCGCTGTCGACTGTAATTTGCATAGCACCTGCATCTGCAATCTTCATAGTGATGTTACCACCTAAGTTCAGGATGCTACGAACCTGTGTAACAGGCCATGCCCAAGTGTGCTTGAGTTTACCAGTAACGTTAGATTGAAATACAAATGATCCTGCGTGACTACTTGCATCACCAAATAGAATTACAAGGTTACCATTTTCTGTGCGAACTTGGAAAACATTTTCTTCTGTGTGTGCATCGGCTTGCAATTTTAGTCTTTGAATAGAACTTACAGTAGGTTCAAACTCTACATCCCATGCCACAGACTTCATCTTTACTGACTTGAGTTTTTCGTTGATGATTTCACTGTTCATAAAGCGATAATCATTCTGGAAGTCACCGCCAGCATTTTCAAAATGTAGTCCTGTAGGAACAACATTACCGTTGCGTTCTGCATTAACTACATTAATCTGTGCGTTTTCTTTGTACTCTGGATTCTTCAAGTGAAGATTCAACTTGTCTAAGTTTGGCATACCAAACGTGCCTTTGAACTCAACTACTGGCTTGTGTGCAGTTGCACTAACAATAACACTACGGTCATCTGCCATAGATTCGATTGTAGTAGTTTTATCATCGCCAGTGACTTTGACCAATGGCAAAAAGCCTAGGCTGTGTGTATGTGCTACGATGTCTTGTAAAATATCTTTCATTATAATCTCCTTAGATTTAGTATATAGGTTTTTTTAGGAAAAGTCAAACAATTTATTGAATGTATTCTTTTCTTCTGTGCTGGCAACGTCCCAATTTAAAACGCCAATTAAGTTATCTAACTTGTTGTCGATAATAGTTTGTTCCATTTCTGCATCATCGAACGGAAGTTCCATGAACCATCTTGGTAAACGTAGTTCGTCTACTGGATAAGCAACGCTAGTATAACCCAAAGGATTGGGTTTTAATTTACAAACGATAACTTTGGCGCCGTCTGTGATCTGCATGGAATACTTGTCACCATTCATTCTGCGCAGTGTGTTCCAGTTGATACTTGCACGAACGTGTCCAGGCATATTTGCCTTGCCTTGTTTGGCTTCTTTGGCTTGATAGTCGGTGATGTTGTTAGCACGTTTAGGACTACCTTTCTCCCAACCTGGTCTGCTTTTGAATTCAGTTCTAAACTGTGTAATAAAGTCTAGTACTTCTTCTTCTGTTGCACCAGTTAGCACACGTTCAAGAACATCACTTAAGAAGTCTTGGATGAATGCAGGAGTGTCGCTTCGTTTGAGGTCGAGTCCCATGGCTTTGATTTTGCCTGGCTTACCATCAACATCGGCACGTTTGCCTTCTTTGTCATAGTAGAGCACTGCATATCGCTTCTTGGTGATGAATAACCCTTTGGAAGCAACAATCTCGCGACCTGCTTTGATGACTTCGCCTCTGCTTGGTGGACAGTGGAATTGTTGTTCCATGAATTTAACAAATGTGCCATTGACTTCTTCTCCTATTTGATCGTATAGAGTGATAACGTTTTCCTTGGTCCAAGGAATGTTTCCTGCTTCAATGTCTTTCTTCAGAGTAGTGTACGCTGAAAAATAACAAGAGTCTGTGTCACCGTAGATAACTGCTTTACCTACGTGGTTATATTCACCGGTGATAATCTCATTGACTTTACCAGCCATGTGTTTAGCGATTTGCCTACCAACAAGTGTAGTTGATTGTCCAATGCGTTTATCAAAGAACCTGCAACCTGGATTAAGAATAGCACCATACAAACTGTTCAAGTTAATCTTCTTAACCAACTGACGCTTGTCCCAGTATTCTTCTTCGACTTTATTGCCTGCCTTGATGCAGTCTTTTAATTTTGCCTGCATCTCTTTACGTTCAGCATACCAACGCTTTAACAGTCCAGGAATGATACCTTCTTTTTCATAGGTAAAGATTGTGCCGTTGGCGCTGAGCATCCAAGGTTGGTTACTATCAAAGATTAACTTATAAACTTCTGCGGCTGAGTGGACGGTTGTTTCGCCATCTTCCCAGTCGATGGTAATCTCAGTATCACGACGCTGTGCCATTACTGCTTCATATTCGTCTGTGCCAAATTTACCTTCCCATGCACCTGCAAAAGATTTCTTCTTTAGAGTTGTTTGCTCATGAATGAAGGCTTCTGTGTACACAGGGCGCAACTGCCCAATGATTGTTTCTGGCCCCATGTTCAATGCACGAATAGCACTAGGATACAGTGAGTTAATGTCCAGTGAGCCAATCCAGTCTTGTAAGCCTTCTTTAGGATGAGCAACATAAGCACCAGCGGCCGCGGTGTTTTCTTCATCGTCTCTCTTGGGACGATTAGGAACTTGGAAACCTCTACGATGTGCTTCGTTGATAATAGCCTGTTCGGTTACAGCCACAGCACCCATTGTTGTCTGTAGCAATACTGTGTTTTCGTGTGCAATCTTATTAGCAAGGTCAATGAACTTTAATTTGTCATCTAGTTTGTTTAATAGTGCAGTATCCTGTCTATTGTATTCAATGAACTTCTTAAAGTCATTGTTGTACAGTTGATCAAGTGTACCTTCGTAGACAGTTTTGTTCTCACCAATCTCCATTTCGCCAATAGCATCTAGTCGATATGTGTGGCGTTCTTCATAGGTAAACTTACGATACAATTCAAGACTGTCTAAATGTACACGACCGTAGAAGTCATAGGTTGTAGCAGTCTTACCATACTTTTCGTATTCACGTTTCTTAGGCAACTGATTCCACAGACAGAATCTGCGTGTGTCGTCTTTGCTTAGAACTTTAGTAACACGATTAACAGTATAGGGAACGTCATAGCCTTCTGAGTTCCAACCTGTGATAATGTCAGCATCCTGAATCAAATCCAAGAACGTTTCCAGCATGTCTGCTTCGTTGTCAAACAAATGTGTATCTGGAACATCTTTGATTAATTCTTTGGCCTTAGTCATACCAACACTCTTTGGAGGAAGTGCTAGTGTGATAAGTTTATCTAACCATTTTAGGTGAACAGTGATAGCAGTGATAGGCATAAACGCATCGTCTGGAGTGCTATAGCCACGTTCTGGATCAAAGTCCACCTCAATGTCGAAGAAACAAATGTTTAACTTAGGTGCATCTTGATTGAGATAATTTTCGCTTAGGTGTACGAAAATAGGATTGATGTCACTTTCATAGAGTTCTTTACCACTGTTAATGGCTAGTTCTTTACGAAAGTCTTTGTTGTTTTTACATACTACCCTTGTCAGTGGTTCGCCAAAGATTGATTGAAATTTACCTCTAGCATCTGGATAGTAAAATGTGTAGCGTACTGGAGTTTCTTTATAAACTCTTTCGCCCTTGTCGTTTCTTTCAACGACTTTGATGATATCATTCTCTCTGTCAAAGAGAGCATCGACGTAACTCATATTTTAGTTTTTCTCCCTTGCAATTTACGGCTTGCAAATACCAATTAAGTCATTTATGGCTGACTAAACCTTACTCTTATGTATTAATTATCAGTCTAGCAATAGCGATGATATCGATAGTGACTAGCAACAAATAATTAGCAACCATTCCTGTACTTTTACGTGTCCAAGCCGCCCAGGCAAAAATTGCACATTGGGTAATAAACAGTGGATACAAAATAAGGAATGGCGGATTGGGCAAAGTAATGCCCATCCACACAGCACAGACAATACTCATGAACCATGCAGTGATTTCAAGAATGAATCGTAAAGGCCATTCTTTGAAATCCTGTCTAGCCCAGTTATATGTGTTAGTAATCCAGTTCAATTATTTGTCCTTACCAACTGTGACAATCAATGTTTCTAGATCATCGAAGTCGCTGAACACATCATTCCAGTTACCTTTGTGTGCGATGCTAATTGCTTTATTAATTAATGCAGGTTTGATTTCAAGTTCTTCTGCCACTGCTTTAACAGTTTCTTTCAAACCTTCTTGTAGTGCTTCTACTTCATATCTAATTTGAACACCTTCATTGATAAGACGTTCGAGTTTTGCTTTTTCTTCTGGTCCGTAGGTACGACTGCCCATGTAGTTCTCCTTGTGATTTAGTATTTTATACTATTAAAAAGACAAAGTCAACAAAAACGGTGTTAAACACCGTATTTGTTTTTCTTAGATTTGGCAACAGGACTTACTCTGTTAATTGTGTCAAGTTCTTGACTTCTCATGTCGCCGTGGTTAACGTCGTCGTAGTTAGCACCAACAGCCTTATATGATTGTTTGAGCATAGCGGCTTCTACATCTGTGTAAGGAAATGCCGCCTTCTTCTTACCAATCCAACTCTTAGGATCGATATCAATAGGATCTACACCGTTGCTCATAGCCAACGCCATACCTAAACGAAACATAGTGTAGTCGCTGTTTGCTTTTTCGCTATCGCCAAATAAGTGTACACCCGTAGTGGATTTATTTTGACGTTTAGTCATCTTAGCCTGTTTAACTTCGGATATAAATTCACGTGCTCTCATAGTATTATTTAGCGTAGTTTAGCAAGCCCAACAAATTCAAATAGTTTAAACCACATCCAGCCTATGTCAAACTCGTACCATTTACGGCTTAGTTTAGGATTAGCAGGATCTAAGTGATGATTGTTGTGTAATTCTTCACCACCAATTAGTATACCCCAAGGACTTACATTGCGACTATGATCTTTGGTTTCGCCGTTACGATATCCCCACCAGTGACCAATGCCGTTGATGAAACCCGCGGCCCAGAAAGGAATCCATATCATTTGTACGGCCCAAACTAAAATACCAGGCAGGCCAAAAAGAACAAGATCTATGATCAGCATAAGAATGAATCCTGCCTGGTGATAACGAGTATAGAATCTCTCCATGGTGTCTTTGGGCGTACCTTTTCCATATTTGATAACAAAGTTAGGATCTTTAGTTGCCTGGTGATACAAACTCCAACCACCGAACAACAATTTCCAGATTCCAAAAACGTGTGGACTATGCGGGTCGCCTTCTTGATCAGTACTTTGATGATGTTTACGATGTACTGCTACCCAGGCCTTAGTAGTCATACC